CCGGATCTCTATCTTTTATCCTTGTTCCAGTGGAGTTCTTTTTGAGACTCTCCCTGGTTTTATTCTGTGGGTTTTCCACAGTTTTTGTAATTTTTGTGCTGGCCATCTGGCCAGCTGTGTTACTTTCTTTTTCCCCTTTTGTTCCAGTTCCTCTGGTTGTTTTTGGGGTTTTGAGACAAGCACACTTTTTAGTTGCTCTTGCCTTCTTTATTATTTTTGCTTGTTCACGTTCTTTTGTCAAACGGGAGTTTGAACTCATACGAATCGTTGGCAAAAAGCACGCATTGTGGTGTGATGCTACTTCACCATGGCACACGTTCGGCACGATGGTGCCCCGCCATGTGATAGCATCTTTTGACGTTGAGGACGTTAAGTTGTCCTCTCAATTTCAGTATCGCCTTCTTGAAAAATTTCTTGATGGTGAGGTGGCTACAAACTACTATGAATTGACTTCAGTTGTGTGGTCCAACTTTATCATAAAGCTTCATGATTCATTTTTACCTGGACCCAAGCTTTGGGTTTTGGGTTGCCTTTGGTTTTTGAATTCTTTGCTTGTCCTGTGGCTGAAGCCCCTAAAGAGGGTTAGCAGTTTGATCAAGCATTACATACTTTTGTCATTCGCCATATTTTCCCTTTCTCCTGGCGCCATTATTTTCTCCATTTCTGTTACCGTCCGTGTACTTTCCCGCCTGATCAGCCTTTTCTCCAAAGATTTCTCCGACTTTTGCAAGTGGACTGTGACTGCGCTTGTGGTTGACATGACCAATGCATTTGTCGAGTACAACTTTGTTTCACGTAAATGGTTGAACAGGTCTGGTTTCGCTCCAGGTAGGGGAAAATCTAACCTTTTGTCAGTTTTCACTGACACTGTGGCCAGACTTGCCGTTGTCATTAACGATTTGGGCCTTCCTCATTATATCATGGGTGGTAAGGGAACCTATGACAGAGAGCACATTCAGGAAACGCTTGATCTCATGAGGGAGGCCGGTTGGCCCATAAATGTTAACCTTGATCAGCCTTCCCGTTTTGGATCAAGTCAGTCTTACGCTGACTGTCTTGTCACTGGCACCGATTGGCAACAGGGTATCCACAATCGTAAGGTTTATGTTGACACCGCCCTTGAACCACTTCGCGTTAAAGCTGTTGAGTTCAGGCGCACTGAAGAGTACCGTAATGAAAAGAATGAGCTGGAGTCTCTATCTAGGTATTTTAAGAGTCCTCGTTACGATTACCCAGAGCTTGACATTGAGGACGTGTGGCTCGTTGTCGGTGATATCTTCCGTTACTCAAGGATAACTCCGATGAACTACATTATCAAAATGTGGGAAAAGAAGTATGCCCTGGGAAGTTTTATGGTTGATCCCGACAACCCGCGTAAGAAATACAGCAGGTGGAAGTTCATCAAAACCATGGGTTATTCAAACTTTAAGAAGTTGTGGAGAAGAACTTTTGAGATTGCTCCTATGCTCGCCCCTGTTGCCCATGTGTCTGTGAAAGATGAGGCGTTACCCCCCCGCAAATATTTGTCTGACAAAGTCAGAACAGTGGTTGGATCTCCCATTGGCCAGTATATAATGTCTACCGTTTGGAATTACTCCCCCAACCATAACTTTAGGTGGACCACAACCCCTATTAAAGTTGGGATGCCACTGAATGGCTACTGGATGGATTACGTGTACTCTTCTCATGCTCGTTGTCAGATCCATTATGCCGGTGATATGTCTGAGTTTGACTCAACACTTTCCGGCAATGTTCTATCGATCATCTCTTCCATTAGGAAGAAGGGTTTTGAGCAT